TGGCCCGACACCACGAAGGTTTTTCGTGGGGCCGATGAGCAAAAACACCTGTTTTCTAATATCCCCCAACTCTGATGGCCGACCGCGTAACCAATGCTCAGTTTGCCGCTGCTTTTAACGTAACCGTTCAAGCGGTTTCTTACATGAAGCGGAACGGTATGCCGACCGAGTCAATCGAGGCCGCGCTGGCGTGGAAGGCCGAGCGTGACGCCAATCGTAGGGCTCGAGCACCACAGGCCGCACCGGCTCAACTCGACGACGGCTCCCTGGCTGACACAATCAGCGAGCACCGTGCCCTAGTCGGTCGGGCTCGCGGCGTCTGGCAAGCGGCCATGGAACAGGGCGACCCGAACCAGGGGAAGTACCAGTCAGCGTACAACGCCTCGCTCCGCTCGCTCGTGCAGCTCGAGGCCGAGCAAGAGCGGCGCCTCATCCTGGCTAAGGACTACATCTCCTCGAAGGAGGCCGGCGAAGCGATGCGCGAACTAGCGTCGGGCGTGGTCAACCGTCTCGACAAACTCGCCCTCGACGTGGCCGAAGGGTGTAACCCCGAGAACCCGGCTAAAGCAGTCAAGGTGCTCGAGGCATGGGTGCGCCGCGTGAAGGCCGAACTCTCCAGCGCCGATGAACAAGGCTGACCTGCTCCGCATCGGGCGGGACGTGCTCAAGCCATCAGACTCCGGCGACATCGTCGACTGGCTCGAGGACAACGTTCACGCCATCCCTGACTCACCGATGCCTGGACCGTTCCGATCAGAGCGGACGCCGTGGATTGCCGAAGCGCTGCGCATCGCCGCCGACCCCGAGACGCGACTGCTGACCATCCTCGCCAGCATTCAATCGGGCAAGTCTCTCTTCGCTCGCCTGTTCACCTGCCACATCATCGCCAACGCTCCGGGTCCGACGATGGTGCTCCAGGCTACGGACCCCGAGGCCAAGGACTTTGCCCTGCGTTACCTGCGCCCAGTGTGGGCCAACTGTCCGCCGGTGAAGGAGCGCATCTCGCTCGACGATATGGACAGGTCGACGACGACGGACTTCGACCGCATGACGCTTTACTGCCGCGGCATCTGGAACGAGGCCAACCTTCAGCGCCTGTCGCTTCGATATACAATTGCAGACGAGTGCTGGATGGCGCCTCCCGGTCACTTGGCTGAATTGAGCGCGCGCGTCACGGCGTTCGGCTGGATGGGCAAGCGCATCTTTATGTCGCAGGGCGGCAAGGCTGGGCAGGAGTTTCATCAGCTGCACGAGACGACTGACCAACGTGACTGGAACTTCCGTTGCCCGAAGTGCGACCACCTTCAGCCGTGGGTCTGGGAGCAGATCAGGTTCCCCGATAACGCCAAGGTCAGCGGGTCGTGGGACTTACACCAGGTCAACGCCGGCACGACCTACGAGTGCGCGTCCTGCCGAACACTCCTGCCTGACACGAACGCTACCCGCATCGAGGCCAACTCCCGCGGATGCTTTGTAGCTACAGCCGCTTCAGTCAACTCGGGCCACATCGGCCTGCACTGGAACGCCCTTGCAACGATGAGCTGGGGTGAGCTGGGCGTGCTGATGCTCAAGGCCAAGGAGTCAGTCGACCAGTACGGCGACGACAACGCCCGGATGCAGTTTAAACAGAAGCGGCTGGCGATGCCATGGTCAGAAGAGGGTGGCGAGATGGTCAGCACGGTCGAGGCCGCCAACTACAAGATGGGCGACGCATGGGACGCCGAGGCCATGATCTCGCCGAAGGGCCGGGTCATCGAGCAGACGGACGCACCGCAAGGCAGCATCCCTTTCCGCACGATGGGCGTCGACGTTCAGCGCGGTCACTTCTGGGTAGTCGTTCGCAGGTGGGCCAAGACCGGGCACAGTCGGCTGCTTGCCTTTGCCCGCATCGAGTCATGGGACAACATTCAAGCCTTTGCCAAACAGTACGGCGTCCACCCCGCCATGGTCTTCGTTGACTCAGGCGACAACACGACCGAGGTCTACCGCGAGTGCGCCAAGCGGAACTGGAAGACGGCCAAGGGGTCGGGCTCCGAGGACTTTGCCGTGACCGACAAGGACGGGAAGACCAGCCGGCGCTACTACTCCGAGAAGCAGGCGATCGTCGTCCCTGGCATCCCGCAAAGGGCCATCCTCGTCTCGCACTCCAACCTCGCCGGCAAAGACCTCCTGCACGGCCTCCGTGCCCGCAAGGTCTGGACGTTCGCCCTCGATGCCGACCCTGCCTACGTCGAGCAGCTGAACTCCGAGGTCCGCGTCAAAGACCGCCGGACGGGCAAGGCCCACTGGATACTGCCCCAGGGCAAGAAGGACAACCACGCCCTCGACTGTGAAATCCTCGCCCTGTTGGCCGCCGTCCGCTGGGGCATTGCCGGCAGGGAAACTACCGAAACCGACTTGCCTTCCACATGACCTTGGGCAACCTATCAGCAAGGGACGCGGCGCCAATTGTTGCGGGAAGGAAGAAGCTCGTGGCGTGGGTTGGTCGTCGCGTCCCCCCTCTCGGCTTCCATTCTGGGCATATCTAAATGGCCTCTGGACTCTTCATCGGACTTACGGAGTGCGAACTCCTCGACATCAAAGCCAAGGCTGTAGCCATGATTACCGAGGGTAAGACGCTGATGTCCTACTCCGACTCTGGCTCCTCGGCGTCTAAGCAGTTCGCTATGCCCCCCAAGGAGATGCTCTCCGAGGCGATGTTCGCCCTGAGCCGCCTCGATCCGCAGACCTACGGCAGGCGCACGACCGTCATCTCGACCTCCTGGTCTACGCGTCGCGACTAATCTATGGCCCCCCGCAAGAAGACAATCCCCACTGTCAGCCTCCGTGCTCCTAAGCCCAAGACCGGGCAGGCTGCGCCGTTGAAGCCACAGGCCGCCGTCATGGACACGCAGGGCAGCGGGTTCGGTGGAAGCTACTCGGGTTGGCAAAGCACGATGTTCTCGAACTCGCGCCGCGCCATCTTCGGCCAAGCACCGGGCGACCTACGCCAAGACCTGACGCCGTGGAACCGCATGGCGATGATTCGCAAGTGCCGATGGGCAGAGCGGAACAGTGGCCTGTTCAAACAGATTCTGAACGACATGGTGCTCTACTCCGTGGGCGATGGCATCAAGGCCCAGTCCCACGCGTCGACCCCTGAGATGCAGGAAGTCTACGAAGCCTACTTCGCAGAACGTGCCAAGCGCATCGACATCACGAACCGTTTCTCGTTCTACCAGGCTCAGGCCATTCTCCTCCGCGGTATGATCCGTGACGGTGACTCCTTTGCCGCCAAGGTCCGCAATGCCCAAGGCGAAGCCAAACTTCAGCTGATGGAAGCCCACCGCGTCGGCGACCCGCTCGACGAGACCACGGTCATCCCGGGCATCCACGACGGTATCATCTACGGCCCCTACGGTGAATACACCGCGGTCAACGTCTACAAGTCTGACGGCAGCAACCGCCAGATTCTCGCTCAGTCGATGATGCACGTTGTCGACCATGAGTACGCCAGCGGATGCCGCGGCGTCCCGCTCCTGCAAACCAGCATCAACTCCATCCAAGACGAGATGGAGATTCTGGCCCTCGAAAAGCAGGCCGTAAAGGACAACGGTGACGTGGTCCGCACCATCTCCAAACAGGGCGGCGTCCTAGATCAGGACACGGCCAACGAGTTGGGGGCGCTGAACGTCCCCTCTTACACCTCCATTGCCAACACGATGGGCGGCAAACTTCTGGTGCTCGACCAGGGCGAGTCGATGAACTCCTTCCAGAGCAACCGCCCCAACAGCACCTTCGTCGGCTTCCTCGCAGCGCTTGAACGCGACATCGCTCAGGGCGTCCTGCCTTACGAGTTTGTCGGCGACTCCTCCAAGTTAGGCGGAGCCACTGTCCGCTTGGTCACCGCCAAGGCGGCACGAATCTTCTCGAAGTATTCCGGCATTATCATCGAGACCTTCTGCGTCCCGACGTGGGGCTACATCATCGGTCAGGGCATCGCCGCTGGCGACATCCCAGACGACCCGCACTGGAACCGCGTCTCATGGACAACCCCGAAGTCTGTCACCGTTGACGCTGGCCGTGAAGCCGCCAACGATCGTGCGGACGTGGAGATGGGCCTCCTGTCCATGTCTGAACTCTACGCCCAGCGTGGCCTAGACTTCCGCACCGAGATGGACAAGCGTGCCGCCGACATGGTGCACATCCAAAACCTCGCCAAGCAGTACGGCATTCCGTTTGAGCTGCTCTTCCGACCGACCAACACCCCGATGGGTACGGTCGAGGCCGTCGACGAATCCGAAGACGAGCCGGCAGAAATGGAAGAGCCCGAATCCGAAGACGAACCCAAATCCTAATTTCCCCATGCGTTTCCTCACCAATGGACTGTCGGGCCGCGAGCCCCTACTCATCGACCCGGCCAAGGCTAAGGACCACGCTGTCCTCGCCGAGAAGTTCGGCTTTACGGATATGCTCGCCCAACTGTTTGGCGTGGCCCCGAAGCCCTACGTCACCGCGGACGGCATTGGCGTTATCCCTGTGTACGGTGTGATCGGAAAAGGTCTGACCCCTATTGAACGCCTAATGGGCGCCACTGACGTGGACGAACTCTCTGCCGCCGTCGATGCGTTCGCCATGAACCCCGATGTGACGCGTATCGCCCTGCAAGTCTCCTCCCCTGGTGGCACGGTCACCGGCGTCGAGGAACTCGCCAACAAGGTCCGCAACCTTGAGAAGCCCACGATGGCTTACACCGATACCGAGATGGCCTCCGCCGCCTATTGGGTCGCCTCCGCAGCCGACCGGGTCATCTCCTCCAAGTCCGCCGGCGCCGTCGGAAGCATCGGCGTCTACCTCGCTATCCCTGACTATTCCGAAGCCGCCGCGATGGCTGGTATCAAGATGGTCGTCATCAAGTCAGGCAAGTTCAAGGGTGCTGGCATTGAAGGCACGTCTCTTGACGAAGGCCAGATGGCAAACCTGCAGGCCAGCGTGGACGAGATCCACTCCGAGTTTAAAGCCGCCGTGCTGATGAAGCGCAAGATGGTGAAGGCCGAAGCCATGGAAGGCCAGACCTTCTCGGGCAAGCAGGCCGCCGCCCAGGGACTAGTGACCGGGCTGGCTGACTCCTTCTCCGAAGCCCTGCGGTCCTTCTAAGTTTCCAACCTCCGCAAACTCAAGATGACCATCGAAGAACAACTGCTCGAAGCCTCG